TGGATCTATATCAATAAAAACTGTTCGACCACTTTGAGCAGTCATACTACTAACTTTTTGTGCTAAATTATAAAACTCTTCTTTATCACTTAAATCAACAATTTCAAACTCTTTAAATAAATCTATTTTTTCTTGCACAGGTGCAGGAGACGATATAATATTTATTAAAGTTGGAACATCTCTAAGGTTAATATTACGATCATAATTTTTAGCTTGATCATTTAAAAAGTCATAAACTTCGGCTGTTGCTATAGAATCAGTAAAAAGATTGTTATACCAATTTAAAGTATCTTCATCTCTTATATCTGAAGAACTTAATCTAGATTGCATTTTTAAAGCTTTTTCTGCAGCATTTGCATTATTTTTTGTAGAACCTGCGCTGCCACCACCTCCAGCTAAACCTAATTTTAATAAAAAATCTTCTCGTTGAGTTATGAGATCTTTTTCTTTTTCCTCTTTTATTAACATTTCGTCAATATATTCATTAAACCCTATAGAACTAAATCCCATAACTATGCCCTCGCCATTAAACCAGTTCTAACTGGTTCTTCTTTTTCTTCATCTTTTAACTCTGTTTTTTCTACAGGTTTTGGAGTAGGAATTTCACCTTCTTCCTCTTTTAATTTTTTTAACATTTTATTAGCACGAGCTACATCACGACCATAAGATATAGCTTTATCAACCTCTTTGTTTTCAAAACCTTCTTCATAGTCTATTTTAGCTACATCAGCAAAACCTTTTATATATTCATGAATTACAGGTGCAATTATAAGACTTATATCAATACTATGTATACCTTGCATAACAGCACTTCTAAGTATTCCTTCGACAAGTGTTACTAAGTCTACTCCAAACTCTAAAAAATATAGTATATCTTCCATAGCACCATCAGCAGAAAGATTATCTATATGTGCATCAAGAGCTTCTATGGGATCAGTTATTTCTGGAGGTCTTTCATAAGCCTGACTTTTAGGCTCTACAGTAAGAGACTGTCCTGGCACAGATCTTTCAAATGTTAACATTACGTAAGACTCCTATCTTCTGATCGTTCTAACATACGTTTATTACTTTCTTGAACTTTTTTCATCCTATCCAAAAGTTTTTGAGTTATAGATTCTTCATCACCGCTAGACTTATTTGCCCTAATATCTGACGGTCTACCAAGACCTTTTATTTTTTTAGGGTCTAATGAAGTTTGTTTACTTCCAGTTGAACCTATTTCAATAGCTTTCATAATATTTTTATGGTTTTGTTTATAATACATTTTTATTTACCTTTAATTTAGAAAACCTAATATACCTTCTGGACTTGTACCAAATAAGAATCTTGCAGCAAGCTTTGTATTAGAAGCACTTTTAGCTTCATCAAGTTGTAATCTAGCTGCTTCTAATTCTTTATCACCAAGAATAATTTGTAGTGCTCTATCCATCGCAGCTTCATCAGAACTAAATGCAAACGACATAATATCACGTTCACGTTGCCAAATCTCATCTAAATTTTTCATACTCATTGCATTTAAAGTTTTAGCAATATCCATATTACTTTCATTTTGTGCGGCAGTATTAAGTGTAGCTATATTTTGTCTCCATTGTGCATTAGCTTGAGCTATAACAAGTCCATTTTGAGCATTAAACAAATCTCTTTGCTGCTGTATTTCTCCGTTAAATTGACGTAATGCATTTACAGCATTTACATTAAATTGGTTCATAGCATTTTCTTGTGCTGAATTAAACTGACCTACTTGCGTAGATAAATTAGCAAAAAATTGATTAGTCTGATTTTCACTGGTAGCATTAAACTGTGCAGCAGCGTTTTCAGCAGCTTGATCAGTAAACAAAGCTTGAATATTTTGTTGTGTTTTAAAGATTTCAGTTTGTTGTTCGTTAGATAAATTAGTCATATCCATCTGCAAAAAGCTTTGTGCATTTTGTACAGCAGCTTGCTGACGGTTACTTAGATTAGCCATATCTAAATTAGCTAATGCAGCAGCCTCAGCTAAAACTTTAGCTTGTCTATTCGACAAGTTATTTAAATTTACTGTATTAGCTGCACGAGAATCTTCTAAAGCTATTTGCTGTTCAGCAGTAAAATTCATATTAGCAATATCTGCCAGTTTAGAAGCATTTTGTACACGAGCTTGAAATGCTTGATCAAACTCCATTCCTAAAAATGTAGCACGTTGTTGTGCTGCAAGCATAGCTTTTTGTTGCCTGTTAGATAAGTTTTGTGCTTCAAACTGTGCTTGAGTTTGTGCATCTATCTGAGCAATAGGTATTGCAGATTCCATAGCAGCCTGTATAACTGCCTGTCCTGCCAAACTAGATGCACCTAGTCCACGAGCAGACAGAGTAGCCATTGCTGTACGCATAGCTCCTGCAGCCCAAGCAGGTGTATTACCACCTTCAAACTGAGTCATAAGTTGTTCTAGTTGACCTGTAACTGTAGCTTTTTTACTTGGAGTAGCTTCTTCTGCTTGAATAGCTTCAGTAAAGTTTTTAGCTGTTTCAGCATTAGCAACGCCAGAAATAATCTCACTTTCACCAGTAACAGGATCTGTTTTTATTTTTCTAGCTTCTGGTCCATCTACTTTAATTGCTGTACCTTGAGCTACTTCAACACCTGATACAGAAGTTCCTACTTGCTGTGCAGCATCTACTTGTGCTTGTGTACCTAAAGTTCCTGTAATAGGAGCTATAGCATCAGTTACTGTTTGAATTCCTGGTGTTACCGTTGCAGGAGACATTGTTGCAACAGGAGATACTTTAGGTAAACCAACTTGTGTAACATCAGCTACCTTAGCAGCTTCTTTTACAGGAGCTAAGTCTACAGCTTGACCTGCAGTACTACCAATAAAATCTGCTGATTCAGGAGTAATCTGAGTTACAGGTGCTTGAGTTGGTTGCATAGTTTGAGTAATTAAATTTTGCTGCATCTTTTGAAATTGTTCAAGAGTAGTACCAGTATCCTCTCCATAAACAGTAGAACCAACAGCAGGATTAACACTAACATCAGTACCCTCGTTTGCACCCATTCTCATTGGCGACATAGATGCCATAGCCTGTCTATATTTACCCATACGAGCAGCTAAAGCAGGGCTAGAGTTTAAAAAGTTTTCTAGTTGAGATACTGGACCATCAAAACCTAAAAATTTTCTAGCTAGTTGTACATCTCCACCTTCTGACATTGTTGTAACAACTTTTTCATACCCAGGTGGTACATAAGTTAGAGGATTACCTGCTGCATCTATACTAACCATAATAATTTGACCTGTTTGAGGATTTCTATACTGCACTTGTCCACCGTAACCTTGTTGTGATTGAGTTGTAAGATTAGGCATAGTAGTTCCAGTATAATTACCATAAACAGTAGTAGTTGCTGGTATTGCAGAAAGTGTTGAAGTTCCTGTTAATGGAGTACTTATAGTTCCTGTAGTTCCAGACCCTGTTGTAGGATATACACCATCTACTGTTTGAAAAGGTGTAGTTGTTGTTGGAATAGCTTTAGGGGTTTGTTCAAAAGGTTGATAAAAATCTCCTGTAGTAGTAGTTGCTGCACTTCCAACAGGTTGTCCTCCACCTGTAACTATAGATGATTGAGCACTTGGTGTTGATGTAGGTGTTGAAGCATTGGGTGTTTCAATAGTTTGTTCTACTCCAGGTTCAACTTCAGTTTTTTCTTCTTTAACAACAGATTCTATACCTGTAACATTAGCTTTATACCAATCTTCATATGTAGGAAATTTAGGATCATCTGCAAAAGTAAAGTTAGTTTTAAATGTGTCAAAATCTACAAGACTAGCTTCAGCACCACTTGGTATAAAAGGTAAAGACCAAGGTACATTTCCATCTACCATTAAATTTTGTTCTTGAGCTTTTTGAGTCCATCCACTTACTATGTCAGATAACTGTTTACGATTATTTACATAACTTGTATATATAGCTTGATAAGCTTCTTCTCTATTACTAATGTTTGGATTATTTTCAACCATATAACGTAATCCATACTCAGTAACACGAGGAGTACGTTGAGAAGCAGCTAATGCTAAATTAAGTTTATTACTTTCGGTTCTATAACTTTGTTTGATAGAAGCAAAATTACCTTTTGCAATTTCAATACCACCTGGTCCTTGTAAAACTGATTGGCCATCTAAACCACCAATCATTCTATAGGTTCCTTGACCTATTCGTATATTTTTAACTATATTAAAATTATTGTATTCTTCTTCACTATCAAAATCTTCACGGGTACGATTATCATCTATATACTTATTATATTCTAATGCTTGAGAACGTTGCCTAGAAGCTTCAAGTACACCTTCACGTCCTGTTCCTGTATAACTAATAGTACCATCAGCATATTTTACACCAAAACTTTTTACAACGTTTTTACCATCTGCACCTTTAACTATATTACCGTCTGCATTACGTTCAAATTCTACATGCATTGTAGGAACATCAATAGTATTTGTTGAAACAGGTAAGTTAGTAGCACCTGTATCTGTAGAAGTATCTGCAGAAGTATCTGTAGTAGTATTTATAGTAGTATCTTCGGGTTTATCAAAAGTATCGCCTAAAATTCCATCTGTAATTAAGTCTATACCTGTATTAGTTCCATCTGTAGTAGTTTCCTGTTCTGTTGCACCATAACCATACTTTTCTACTCTATCTTGTAGCCTTTGTTGTGCTCTTATCTGCTCTTGTCTTTCCCTATAATTACCAGAAAAACTTTCAGGATCGGCATTGTATAAAGCAGCTACACGTTGTGCTTCTCTTATTATTTGTCTATTTTTAGATCCTGAATTAGAAGCTCTAGTAAGACCGCTATAGTCACCTGAAGCTACAGCCTCTAATTGTGAAATTTCTTTAGCTGCAGCAGAAGCCTGTTCTCTTTCTCTTTCTCTATCACTAGGATTATTATTATCAGCCATTTGCATAGCTGTATTTCTAGCACGTTGTTCAGCTTCAGTGCTTGCTTGATTTTTAGAGTATGTGTTTGGTCTTATTTGAGGTCTTACCGCCATATCTTATTCCTTATTTACCCATTGTCATCCATACCGCACCTGCAATAAATGTTAGGACTCCAACGGTAGCTAATTTAACTACGGTAGACCAAACTGATCTACGTGTATCACGCCAAGCTTCTAACAAGCTACGCATTTCTATTATATCTTTTGCAGCATCATCATCGAGTAACCCAATAGAACGCAGTGCTTCCTTAGCACCACGCCTAGCTGCGTTATCTAGCATCTCTTCTAGTTCTTCTGGAGATAGTTTGATGTCACTCATAGTTTAACTCACAAGTGTTAAAATGTCAAGTTTTATTAAGGCTTAGTAGGCCAGTCATCATCTTCTAGATGAGGCCAGTTAGAATGTGTTGGTAAATCTCGTAATGCAGTACGATATGTAGTCTGAGCAGAAGTCATT